ACGTTGACTACATCTTCAACGGCTTCCGCGACAAAGCTGGCAACTTCGCAGTGTTTGACGGTCTGACCTGGAAAGGGTTGCGTGACGATGAGCGCGTAGCGCAGATCGACCTTGGCGCTTCAGGCCTGAACATCGATTTTACCTCTGGCACAGCAACGTCTCAGGACATCCGCGCTGGCGCAATCGCACTGCGTGATCAGATGCGCCGCGTGAACAACCAGTATGCAGAGCAGACCTGGTACGTATCCGGTGAAATCATCTCCAACCTGGAACGCTATTTCTCCGACAACTTCCAGTCCGGAACGATCATGGATGAAATCCTGAAACTGACCGGTGTAGCGGCGATTAAAGAAGACAGCCAGCTCACAGGTAACGAAATCGTCATCGTTCCACTGAGTGCAGGCGTCATCGCTCCAATCGTCGGCCAAGCTATCGGTACCGTCGCATCTCCGCGTCCGGAGTACAACAGCGACTACATCTGGCGCACCTGGGGTGCAATGGGGTTGATGGTCAAGCAGGACATCAACAACAAATACTCCGTAATTCACGCATCAAGCTAAGGATAAATCATGGCACTGGTAGAAATCGTGGCAAGTAACCTGCACGCCGGTGCCAACCTCCGCAAACTGGAGGTTGGTTCCGTGGTAGAGGTAGACGATGAAACGGCAAAGCGCTGGATCAGCACTGGCAAGGCGAAGGACACTGACAAGAAGAAAGGCGAAAAGTTGGTGTTTGAAGTGGCAACGCCGTCAGCACCCACAGGTGATTTGTCTGACCTGCAAAAGAAACTCTCCGACGCACTGGAGCAGAACCAAAAGCTAATCGCCGATGGTGAAGCTAAAGACAAGGCTCATGCCGACGCGCTGGCAGCAGAAACAAAACGCGCTGACGAAGCCGAAGCAGCACTGGCGGAAGCAACCAAGAAGGCGAAATAACCATGGCTGACCCAATCACAGCGGCAGACGTGCAGGCGTTCCTCGGTGAATTGGGTTACTCCATCCCGGGCGCGCTGCTGGAGCCGATCCTCTGCGTGGTGAACAAGATTATCCCGTGTCTCGATGGTGCGGGCTATGACGAGTGCACCGCGAAGCTGATCCTGATGTACGCCGCCGCGCTTATGGCAACGTCGTCTGGTGCGCGCCGCATCAAATCGCAGGGTGCGCCGTCTGGTGCGTCCCGCTCGTTTGAATATGGCGATGACAGCATTACCTGGCTGCGTGACTCACTTGCCCGGCTTGATACCAGTGGTTGTACCGGTGAGCTTCCGATCAGCGCCGGTAACAGCGTCGGCTTATTCATGGTGGTCGGGGGCTGCTGATGACGTACAAATCAGTTAACCACGGCCTGCCACGTTCATTCGTCCGCGTCTGGGTGATGACCGACACAGGGCGGGAGACTACCGGCTACGTTAAATCGGACGGCGAGTGGCATATCAACTGTGAGCGCATCCGGGCGACAGGCGCGAAAGTGCTGAGGTGGAAGGAGGGCTGATGTCGTCTACTGCTTCATGGTCATACAACAAGCCTTGCACGATATGGCGTAAAGGCGCGGGCGGTAATGACGAGTGGGGCGATCCTGTCGACCCATACGAACCGCCTGAAACCATCATGTGCGACTACATCGGCGGCCTGTCTGCAAAGCTCGGCTCCATTGGTAAAGAGGTTGTCGTAAAAAACACCTTCTTTACTGCGTATGCGTTAGCTGATGAGGGCGATTACATCCTGATTGGTGTTAGCGCTGAGCAGGATCCGGTCGTAGCAGGTGCTGATGAGGTCCGTCACGTGACGCGCTGGAACGACACTCTCGACGGTCTGGAAGATGACTGGGCGATAATTACGGGAGTGTAGCCATGGGCATCAAAGTGCGCGGCGTTAAGCAGTCGAAAGCCGGGCTAAATCGCATCATTAACGACGTGAAAGGGCGAAAGGTTGTCAGGGCGCTACAGTCAGCAATGATAATCGGCAGCTCCCAGGCTGCGTTGTACACCCCGATCGACACCTCAACGCTGCTTAATAGCCAGTATCGGGAGTTGATTAACAACGGCGTTCGACTCACCGGGCGAGTTGGATACACCGCTAACTACGCCGTATTCGTTCACGATCCTAATGTGCCGCAAACCTTCCGCCGCGCCACCGCTCAGAAAGAGTTCCTCACTAAAGGATTTGAAGACACCCGCAGCCAGATTGATGCCGTAATGCGCAAGGAACTTTCAGTATGAAACGAGAGACATTCCACCATTTTGCAGACGGCCGCGGTCGTCGCCAGATTTTCGTTAATGGAAATAGAATTAGCCGCGTAATTTGGGCTGACGAAGAGAAGGGGGTGTTGTGTTTTCATCCTTATCCGCTAAGGCGTCATCGTAAAGAACCTTTCAGTGTTTACTACCGGAAGCTGCGCGGGAAAATCACTGTTCTCTTTGAAAAAGAGGGCTTGAAAGCATGACACCTGCCATGTATGAGCGCGTGCGTAACTATTTCGTTGATGCCGGGCTTACCACTGGCTTCATTGTTCAGTTGCTGGCTTGGGACGACACAACGAAGTTAACCGACGCATTCATCGTGTTCCGGCCTAACGGCGGTACCGACATCCGAAATGACCTCGGATCTGATCACTACGTGCTGGTGGATGTCATTTCCGCCAAAGATAAGCGCCGCGCAGCCGCTGAGAAGGCTCAGGAAATCATCAATTATGTCGAACAGAACGACATTACCGACGAATGCCTTGGCCTGATTCAAAACCTCGGCAATGTGCCTGCACCTATCCTGACCGAAGAGGGCCGCCTGGTCTTCCGACTCCAGTTCATGTGCGTCTACGGCGAGTAACCCCATCACCAACCCATCAGGCTGCCATCCGGCGGCCTTTTTTATTTGAGAGGTACACATGCAAGGCTGTGCTAATGATTTTGGCAAGCTGATCGGGAAAGTAGCTGTGCTACGCATGGCCTTTGGCTGCCCCGACGCAGTGCCAGCGCTTTCCGAGTGGAAGCGTCTCGGCGCTATGACGACCAAGGGCATCGACTATTCGATGAACACCATCAACTCCGAGGCAGATGATGCTAAAGGGCTGGTGGAGAACCTGGTCAACAACATGGATCTGACGATCTCCGGCGAAGGTGAGTTCCGCAAGTCTGATAAAGATAACGAGATCGGCGCGTGGCGTCTGTCGAAGTATATCTTTGACGAAGTCCAGGCCGGTCGTCAGCCTAACCTGTGGGTGCGTTTCGACTTCGCGGGTGAGAACGCCGGTACTTACATCCAGGGTTACATGAACACCACTTCATGGTCTGGTGATTTCGGTACAAACGATATCTCCACCTTCTCCGGCGAGTGGAAGGTTTACGACGCTGATACTGTTGTGTTTGAAGTCGCTGACTCTATCAATGTTACTGGTGTTGAGGTTACCCCTGCAACTGCTTCTCTGGCCGTTGGCGCAACCCAGCAACTGAGCGGCGCGGTTCAGCCAACCGATGCAACTAATAAGGCGATCACCTGGACGATTTCGGCGCCATCCATCGCCACTGTCAGTTCAACCGGCCTGGTGACAGCAGTTGCCGAGGGCACCGCGACTATTACGGCTACCACTGCTGACGGTGATTTCACCGACACCTGTGCAGTTACCGTGACTGCCGCGCCGTAATCACTACAAAGGGCGGCGTGCTGCCCTTGATACTGGTTATGGAGAACGATATGACCCCTTTGAAAGAAATTGGCGAGTGCCTGATTGGTGCTGGCGGCCGTGAATACTTCTTCCGTCCATCGTTCCGTAACATGACTCGGATCGGCGAACCAGAACATATCGTCCGCACTTTCTATGCGCTGTTCAATGACGATGTAGCAAAGATGCTTGAAGCGGCGCGCGAAATTCACAGTGCGATACCAGAGCATCAGCGCAGATTTTACGCCCACTATTTCGGTGACGTTTTGCTGCCCCGCTGGGCACTTGATGCATCAGGTTCTGCCGCATTTGTGCGTGAGGCATTGCTCTCGGCTATTAACGTCATTCAGTCATGCTGTGACGAGGACGTTTCAGAGCTGACAGGCTGGCATGAGCCATCACGCACTGGCAGGCGTACGTTTGTATGGCGCCGCGGCGCTCTCCCGCCTGAGAACCTGATTCTGATAGCTCAGTCGCTGATCATGCATGGCGTTATCGGACGGGCCAAGGTTCGTAAATTGCAGAAGCACGAAAGCAAGGAAACGACGCCGGAGTTTCATGCGACTGAATACATCATGGCGGCAAGAAACCATTTCGGGATCAGCAGGGAAGAGGCTGAAAACCTTACTATGACCGAGTTCGCTATGATGCTTAATGCCAAATACCCTGACCAGAAGGGCTTCACAAGGGAAGAGTACGACGCGGTTATGGACGATGATGATCGCCGTTGGCAGGAAATGATTGAGCGCGAAAAATCAGCAAAGAAAGCGGCCTGAGTTAATAATGGATGTACTAGCCACGCCTGAGCGGGCGTATGATGGCACGACAAAAAATACTCAGGGGATAAGAGTGAAGAAAATACTTTTGGCTTTGGTGATTCCACTGGTTCTGGCTGGCTGTAAGCCGGGCGAGGAAAAGGCAATTTCTCTGGCACAATCTGAAGTTTCAGCCAATCTACTGGATCCTGGCAGTGCACAATTCCGTAACGTGAAAGTCGTGAAGATGACAGATGCCGATGACGGTCGTGTTAATGCTGTTGTTTGCGGGGAAATTAACGGAAAGAACGGTTTCGGTGCCTATGCAGGGTTCCATCCATTCTTTGTTGAGCTGAAAATGAAATCGAAGGGGATGTTCTCAAAAGGCGTCGACTACACCCTTGGTGATCACTTCCTCAGTTCGAAAGATACGCCTCCACCACCGGCCTACACAGAACGATGCCAATAAACGACACGAATAACTAACCCACCACTCGGTGGGTTTTTTTATGCCCGGAGAAAACTGATGTCTGAGAAAGCAGGCGAGATTTATTACGACATCGAGGCCGATGTATCTGGCTTGCTCAAGGCCCAGGGAAAGGCCAATAAGTCGCTCGACTCCATCGGCAACTCGGCGACCAATGCAGCCAAAAAGATGGATGAGTTGCAGACGAACATCAACCGCGTCGCCGGGGCAATTGCCGCCTCACTCGTAGTTGACTGGGGTAAGGCGTTTCTCGTAGCTGCTGACAACATGAGCCAGCTCAACGCGCGTATAGAGAGGCTCACTGGTAGCGCAGGGGCAGCCTCGCAGACTATGCAGAGTCTGATGCGCATCAGTTCGGCAACGGGTGGTTCGCTACAGGATACAGCGAAGCTGTGGGAGACTCTCAGCACGGCGTTGCGCGATACCGGCGCGACGAACGGCCAGATCATCCAGCTCACCGAAACACTTCAGAAAATAGGTCGCATTGGCGGATCTTCGACAGAAGAAATGGCGAATGCTCTTCGTCAGTTCGGTCAATCAATTTCCTCCGGCACTGTCCGGGCTGAGGAGTTCAACTCCATCCTTGAGCAAATGCCTGAACTGGCGCGGCAGATCGCCGCCGGGATGGGCGTAAGTATCGGCGAACTGCGTCAACTGATGTTGGACGGGAAACTGACAGCAGAAGATGCGCTTAATGCCATCCAGAAACAAACCGGCTCAGTAAATGCAGAGTTCGAGAAACTCCCACGCACACTGTCGCAGGCCAATACCGCCCTGACAAACTCATTTCTGTCGATGATTGACTCTGTTAACCAGGCAACGGGTGCAAGCACGGGGCTGGTTGCAGTTATCGACTCAATGACCGCTGCGCTCGACCGGCTGGTGGGGAAGGCAATCTCAGCGGATTCGCAAATTTCAGATCTGAACAGCACAGCAGAAATGTTTACCCGCCGGGCACGGACCTGGTCATGGCTTGGTCTTGATGGCTGGGAGGCGCAAAACAAAGCGCTGGCCGGGCTGAGCAATAAAGCCGCCATGCTGGTTGGCGACCTGGCCGCTGTTTCCAAAGCATCGCAGACCGCGGCTAACACAAAGCCGATCGAGATTAAAACTACCGCCTCAGCTACCGGCAGCAAAGCGAAAGGCGGAAAGTCTGCTGCACAGAAAGAAGCTGAGCAATACGCCAAAGCTCAAGAATCTGTTAATCAAAAGCTGGATGAACTGAGGCAGAAGGCCGAGCTGTCAGCTGGCAGTGTCGGTGAACTGTCCAGAGCGCAGGCTGTGCTTAATGCCCAACAGTCTCTCGGTAACACAGCCACGCAGGAACAACTTCTGCTGGCCGGGCAACTGGCAGGTAAAGCCTGGGACAATGCCAACGCATTGCGTGAGCAGGCCAAGGCTGAACGGGAGCGCACTGAGGCTGCAAATAAGTTCAGTACCATCCAGGGCAAAACCAGTAAAACCGCCGGGCTGGATAGTCAGTACCAGAAAGACATAGCTGATATCCAACAATACGCCCAACTTTACCCGCAGAAGATCGGGGAGGCTGAGGCAGCGCGTGCAGCTATCGAGCAGCAGTATCGTGATCAGCGTAACGCTGCGATGTGGGAAGAATGGGCGCAACAGAACGCGGCCACTCAGGCAGCAGCGGCGGCTTTCGACTCTCTCGGTTCGGTGGCCAGTAATGCGCTGACCGGCATTGTCACAGGCAGCATGTCTGCGAACGATGCATTGCGGAGCGTAGGTCTGACTGCTTTGAATAGCGTCGTAAATACCTTTGTCCAAATGGGTATTGAGTGGGTCAAGTCAGCCATTATGGGCCAGACGGCCACTACCGCGGCAGTTGCAGCATCCACCACCGCACAGGCGGCAGGCATCGCAACCACGACGGCGACTTCGACGGCAGCGGCAGCGGCTACTACGGCGGCATGGACTCCGGCGGCCATCATGTCCTCCGTGGCTTCATTTGGTGGTGCTGTTGCTATTGGTCTCGGCGCGATGGCTGGCATCCTTGCTCTGTCAGGAAAACGCAAGAACGGCGGGCCTGTCTCGGCTGGCGGGATGTATCAGGTCGGCGAAGGCGGCATGCCTGAGATTTACCAGGCCAGCACCGGTAAGCAGTACATGATACCGGGGGACAACGGCAGGGTGATTAGCAATAAGGACATGACTTCCGGTGTAGGGGGCGGCGCTCCGGTTCTCAACATCTACAACTACTCATCCGCCTCTGTAGATGCTCAGGCTACACAGAACGGTGATGGTTCATGGACGCTTGAGGCTTTCATCGCTGACATGAATAACGGCGGCCCGGCAAGCAACGCCATAACCAGCAACATGAACGTTAAACGCACGCCAAGAGGGCAGGGCTGATGCCAATTATCGACTATCCCGACTGGCTGCCGCTGGCGCAGAAGGCCAGCAAAAACATGACTCTCGATACCGGGTTTCAGACCGATCAGCCAGCGGTCGGCCCGGCTATCTTCGAGAATCAAACCGACGACCTGAAAGTGACCTGGTCACTGACGTGGATTTTCACTCTGGCGCAGGAACGCGCTTTCCAGCAGTGGCTACGCAGCCCGAACTATCTCAACCGGGGCCTGAACTGGTTCCGGATGAATATCAATCTTGGCGGCAGTGGCCTGCAATTGCAGGAGCTTCACTTCACGCAGATGCCAGTCCAAACCAGTATCGACGGTGGGGTGGTGACCTGGACGGGGACCGTCATTGCGAACCACCTCTATAACGCTGACGACGAGTTCGACGATATCATTGTTGAACTTCCGCCACCGTGGGATTCGTGGCTGGATATCGTTGTCACGGGTTATCCGGACGGTCGCGATCCGGAATCACTACCGAGGGTGCCGTAATGCCGAGCTTCAGGGAGTATAAGCAGCAACGCCCGACGCGCGGACTGTACGACACCATTACGTTCTACCATCCATCCTTTGGCTACGTCCGCCTGGTCGATAAGCAGTTCTTCCCGAAGACGCTCAGCGGGCAGACGTACACGCCAGCGCGCTTTGAAATCGAAGAGAGTCAGCAGAGCGGCACGCCGGTGATTGACGCTACGGTGAAGTTAGGGCGTCTGTCGTCTGACATCAAAGCTCTCATGAAGCAGTGGAAAGGGGCGGCTCGGCTAACAGCTATTACGTCCACGCGGCAGATCTTCGACAGCGGCGATGTGTCGGTGCCGATAAAGTCGTGGAAGCTTTACGTCAAGACGGTGGACATCGATGCCGACGCCGCATCGGTCACTCTGTCTGTCACCAACCCGCTGAACAACAACATCGGAAGGCTCTATGACCCAACGGAAG